CCGCAGCCGCCGCGACACCAACCAGCGTGTTACCGCCTGAAGTCGTGGTGAACAGCTTGGCCGAGTTATCCCAGTAGAGCTTGACGCCTTCGGTCCAGGCCTGCGCGCTGACCTTGGCGTGCAGAACGACACCCTTGGTGATAGCCGAGAACTTGGCCGCCTCAGCCGCGGTCACGGTAGCCACGACAACCAGCGAGCCAATCAGGTAGGCCGTGCCGCTGACCACGCCACCGCTGGGCGCCGTGAGCTCGAGGACCTCGCCGGGCGCTACGTAGTTTTCCATGATTCTCCCTTACCTGACCACGCCGTCGAGGCGCACTCTGCCCGTGCTGAGGCCCGTCTCCGAAACTCCCGTAGCCGGCACTACCGTGACCGTGTCCGTCACGGCCGTTGCTGTCACGCCCGTGATGGCGTCGATGGCTGAGGCCAGACTGGTTGCCGTGGCGTCGTCAGACACAGCCGCCGTCCATTCAGTGCCCTCGGTCAAAACGGTTGCAGTCCCATTGACCGTGACCGTCACCGTGGGGGGCGTGCCACCGCCCAGCGTTACGTAGTCCAGAACCTGCAGCGTCATGCCGTCGATGAGCAGGTCAGCAGCCAGGGCCGTGGACGCGAGAGTCACAACCGCCGAGGACGATGGGATCACAGCCACGCCAATCAGGGTGTTTCCGCTCGAGACACTGGTCAGGCCGGCGGGAGACGTATCCCAGTAAATCTTCTGGTTCTCGGTCCAGCCTTCCTCAGCCACCTTGGGCAGGTCCACAACGCCTTCCACCAAGGCGCTGAACTTCAGCGTCTGCGCTTTGGTCTCGGTGGCCACAACGAACAGGCTTCCAACGATGTAGCCGGACCCGGAGACTACGCCCCCGGTGGGGGCGGTAAACTCTACGACTTCGCCCGGCGCGACGAAAGTTTCCAAGGTCAGCCTCCCGGCTTACGCGCCTGCGTTCTTGAACAGCCCGCGCCAGTCCGCAACCTTGAAGGCCACGTCCAAGCGGCACTTGATCTCGATGCCGTCAATGTCGAAGCCTACGCGGGTATCGATGGCCGGGCCCTCGTTGCCTTCGAGGACGCCGTGCAACAGGATGTCAATCTGGTCCGGGCTGGCCGCGAGATACCAGGCCGTGGAGCTGTTCGCGTCGAGCCTCGGCTCCGAGATGACCGTCAGGCGTCCCTGGAACGGGTTGACGCTACCAGCCGCCGCGGGCGTGATGACCGAGACGAACTGATCCGCAATGGTTTCCTTGCCGGCCGGGACGATCAGGTAACGCGGGGTCAGGTTCAGGACCGAGGTCCCGTCCAGTCCCGTCTGCATGCGCAGCGCAGCGCGACCGATACCCAGCGGACCGATATCGATTGCGGCCGCAGCGCCGGCCAGGTTGTCATGGTCCGCATGGAAGAGCACTTGGGCGTCTCCCATGACCGGGTTACTGGTGATCTGGGCCCAGGCCAGGTCAGACTCCTTGCGCCGTGCGGACCGGCCAAACTCTGCCGGCACACGGGCGAAGGCGTCCGTGTCGTCGTTGATCAGGGCCTGGCGCGTGATTGCGAACACGCGGCCGTAGGTCTTGAGCGTGAACTCTTCCTTGCCCTCGGCAATCGTGCCGCGGGTGAACTCGCCATGCTCCAGGACCTCGAGCAGCGTCGGCGCCTCGCCTAGCTGCAGCTGCTTGTTGGTCTTGAAGTCAGGCAGGACAACCCGCCGGGCCAGGGGCATCCAGGTCTGTGGCGCCTCACCGTAAGCCGCCCGCAGGACCTTGCTCTGCACGTCGGCTAGCAGGATGGCGAAGTCGGACGTGGTGTGATAGCCCGCGCGAGTCTCGAGGCCCAGCGCAGCGCCAGCCAACGCGCGCTTGTCCATGGACGTGGTCCGCACGCCCCGCGCGTTCAGGATCTGGCGAGCAATGTCCAGCAGGGACATGCCGCGATATTCCCGGCCCTCGTCGGAGAGCTTGAAGCAGGGCTCGCCCTTCTGGTCCTTCAGGTCCGGGGCAGACCGGTGAAGCAAGGCGTTCTCGATGCCGCGGAGCTGCTTCTCCAGCGGATCCGCCCCGACCACGGGATCACTGGGCGGAATCGCAGACGGGCCGCGAGTGCCCTGACCGCGCTTGCCCATCTCCACGAACACCAAGCGGGCGCACTCGTCGTAGGGCTTGCCGCTCTCGATGAGCTTGTCGGCAAACGACTGCGGCAGCATGGCCACGCGACAGGCCGCGATGATGCCCTGCGCGCGCGCGCGCTCGGTAGCAATCGCCTCGGCCCTGCCGTCGTTGTCGGGCGGGTCATCGGTGCTCAGGACGGGCGGATTCTGCGGCACCTCCGCGCTGGTCTCCGGCCGCTCGTCATCTCGCATCGTCGTCTCCTTGCTTGCCCCGCGCGTAACGATTTGGCAGGGATTGCTGTTCGGGGGCTTCTCCCCGCGCACCTTGGCGCCGGCATCCGCCGGCATCGATACCATGCTGATCTCATAGGGCTCCCAGTCCACCGCGCGCCGGACAGGAACCTTGTCCTTCTCTTCCGTCTCTTCAAACTTATAAACGCGGTAACCCACCGAAACGCTGTTGATGATGCCGTCGCGCACGTCCTGCCAGACTTCGTTGACTGAATCCCGCTTGCTGAAGCGCGCCTGAGCGCGGGCCTCGGTCTTGGTCAAGGTCACGCTGCCAGGAACCACGGCGCCGAGCTGGTCAGACACGCTCCAGGCGCTGTGCGAATCCAGCAGGGGGGCCCCGCTGTTGAGCCTATCCAGCCGGATATGCTCCGGCTCAAGGCTCAGGGTTTCCATGTAGCGCTTGCCCGTCCAGAAGTCCATGCGGTCAACGGCGGCGCCGGTGCTAAAGATCAAATCCACCGTGCGTGTCTCGTCGTTGATGCTCTTGGCAACTACTTCAGCCCGGACCGAGAGAGGGGGTAACTCAACGGTCCTGGGCTGAGCGGCTGCCATTCCCGGTAGGCTGCCTTGGCGCTTGGCCATTTAATTGTGCCCAGCGTGCCAAAACGAATGCAGCTACGCTATCCCGTATTTTTCGCGGGTATCTATTGCCTTGAACTGTATACGGTTAGTTCGGCTGGTGAGTACAGCGCAGGCCGCGCGGAGACGGGTCACACAGCCAGCCCTTCAGGAACAGCGCGTCCAGGTGCTGCTGAACCGTCTTACGGTGGATCTCGAGGCGCCGGGCCAGATACTCCACCGTGGGCGGCTCTCCGGTGGCCTCATAAAACCGCATGATCAGGCGCAGCACATCCCTCTGTCGCACGGCCAGAGGGACAACCGCGGCCTGGGTCACAGCGCCTCGACTACCTGAATCACAGCATCACGCCCGTTCTTAAAACACTGCCGGCAGCCGAGGCCCGCTGGCGCTTCCATGGACCTCGCCAGGGATGTGCCGCCCTCGGCCTCGATAGCACCGATGGCCGCATCCCTGCCCTTGTTCCAGCACTCGGCCCAGTGAAGCTGCTTCCCGGCCGGCTTGAGCGCCTTGGCCCCCTCGAGCCTGGCATACAGCACCGACTGGCCCTTGGACCTGGCTACGTCCTCCCGCTGCTGCTCCCGGCGCTTGGTGTCCCGAATGGTGAGATTCATGTCCCGCTCTGGATTCTCGAGCTGTATAGGCCGGACGCTCATGCCATTGCCTCTTTAGCAGCACCGTTGGGTTTATTGTCCTCAGGCTCCGGCATCTCCTTAGACATGTCCTGCGCTGGCTTCGGCGCCTGACTTGCGCCGATGGCTGCCACGGGATTGCCGGCTTGCGTGGTCTTGCGCGGGTCACTGTCCAGGACCAGCTTGAGCTTATCCAGCTTCTTATAGTCCTCGGCCATTTCGGCCAGCATCTCGTCGGGGTCATACCCGCGTTCCCGAATGGACTCGGACANGGTGGCGATACCNGTCCGGATGTTGCGCTGGTACGCCAAGCCCTCCTGNCCGGGATCAATCATCGGCATCGGCGGCGCCGTCCACTTGGCCACCGGGATATCGCTGACCTTGCGCTCAATGACGGCGGCCTGCATGGCCCAGTTCCAGATTGGGTTGCACATCTGCGGGATGATCGTGCCCCAGCGCCAATCCTCCACGCGGGCCCAGTGCCGCATGCGGGACATCCGGGCGGCGCTAAAGGGCAGGTCCGTATAGTCCCCAGTCAGGTCCTCATAGGTAACCCCGATGCCGGCAGCGATGGCGCGTAGGGTTATCTCGCAAAAGACGCCGTAATCACCAACCTGCGGAGGCCTGACTACCTCAATGGTCCTGCCCGGCGGGACATTGGCGATGACGCCCGGCTCGAGCATGTCCCATTGCGGCGTCTGCGTCGTGTCTGCCGTTCCCAGCGGTGGCGCAGTTCCATCCACATCGGACGTGATCACGGCCAGACAGGCCGCAATCTTCTGCTTCATCAGCTGTGCGTCCTCATACTCGTCAAAGTCCTTGAACCGCAGCAGCACGGGAGCAAAC